CCTTTAATAGCATCTACTAAAATTAAATTTGGTGGTTCATCCTCTGATGGACGAAACACTCCCCATGTCGTTATCGCACTGAAGTCTGCTGTTTGTTTTTTCATGAAAGCTGTATCATAAGATTGTATAACGTGCTCTAGGATTGGCATTTCTTCATCTTCCCAATCTTTCCACCACTCACGTTTAATTAATGCTCCTTCTTCTGAAGTTGGCTTTTGCATATACTGAGCATTCCACTTAGACATTGGAATAGATGCTTTTACGCTTTCTAAATCTTTTATGTTCCAATACTCTGGCCAACAAGGTTTATTTGATGGCATGATAGCAGGGAACTCAATCAGCTCCCACTGATCTGCTTTAACTTCTTTTTGTGCAGAAATTAATTTACCAGTTAAATCTTTTTCATTCCATCTTGTCATAATTAATAAGATTGATCCGCCAGGTTGTAAACGTTGTCTAGGACCTGATGTATACCATTCGAATGTTCTGTCTAGTGCTTGGGAATTCATAGCATCTTGCTCAGTGTGGGGATCGTCAATTATCAAAAGGTCAGCACCTCTTCCTGTAATTGCCGAACCCACACCTGCCGCATAGTACTCACCTCCTTGGGCGGTTTCCCACTTGCCGGCAGCTTGTGAATCTTCCTTGAGTCTTGTTTTAAATATTTCTTGATACTCAGGAGAATCAATCAGAGCTTTGGCTTTACGACCAAACCGCACTGATAACTCGGTCGTGTTTGTGGATTGGATAATTTTTAGTTTAGGATTTTTTCCCACCATCCATGCAGGTAAGAGATAAGATCCAAATTCAGATTTAGTATGCCTTGGTGGCATATTGATTATAAGTCTTTTAATTTTTCCCTCTGCTAGTTTATTAAACTTATCAGCTATTTCTTTGTGATGTCTACCTTCGATAAAATCAGGCCAAACGTGTTTTACAAAAGTTAAGAAATCAGATCTTATCTTAGACTCTTTTGTTTTTTGATCATGTTTATTCATGAGCAGAGCAAGCTCACGTCTTACGTCTGCAGGTAGTTTATCTATATTTTTTAATTTTTCTCTGTCTATTTTCATTCCAAAAAATTTTTTTGCAAAATTTTTACAGGTTAATTTTGAAACCTTATAAAGTATTTTAGCATTATCTATTTAAAAAACCTAGCATAAATACGTTAGTCTGGGACCCCTTTTGTATAAAAACAAAAAACTTTTTTATAAATTTTTAAAAATTCAGATTGGTTCTGGGACCACTATGCCTGGCGCACAACCTATGGTTGATGCATACACTGCATACAATCCACAGGTGATGCGTTCACTGCATACAACTACCAGTATTTTTTGTGGTGGTAACTAGGCAACCCAGCGTGCATTGTCATAACACCACCAAACAACAACAGCAATCCTATTACATAATGTTGAGAGTGTATCGAAACAATTACACCAAGCATTGCTATAATAAATCCAACTAGCACCAGCATTAATGTAAATAAAACATTACTCATAATTTCCTTTCTGTAGACTATCCTATATTAAATAGGATAGTCTGTCAAGTGTTTATTGTTTATAGTTTGGGATAGCTTGTAAATCCTGATCCCACCTCAAACCAATCTTTTGAGATACTTTATCAAGTGCTATTGATAACTGTTCAGGGGCGCCTGCCTCCATAACTGTATCAATCGCCTTAACTTTTAAATCTTTAAG